TTGGATTGTTATATTATTAAATCATTTAAAAACAAATTATTATGAACTCAAAAACTGTATTATCTAAGATAGCAAGTTTGTTGAATTTAGAGAAGGAAGAAGTAAAGTTCGCCTATGCTAAATTAGCAGATGGAACTATATTAGAGTCATCCACATTCGATGTAGGTGAAACCGTAGATGTAGTTTCAGAAGATGGGACTAAGTCTCCTGCACCTGATGGAGAACATGAATTAGAACTTACCGGAGCAGAAGGTGAGACAGTTCGTTTCAAAATCATTACGAAGGGAGGTGTCATTGAAGAACGTGAGAACGTTGAGTTAGAGGAAGAAGTTATCGAAACTGAACCACTACCTGGAGATGAACCAACTGAAATGGCAGAAGAAGAAGTAACAGAAGAAGAACTCATTGAGGAGGAAACTGTAACTGAAGAAGAAAAAGAAGTAACTATCAACTTGGAAGAAGTGGTAGAAAAACTATCTTATCGTATTGATGAGTTAGAAAAGAAACTTGCAATGGCAGAAGAAGTCATTGAAGAAGAAGAAGAAATGGAAGATGAGGAAGAAGATAAGAAGTTAGATGGGGCACCTGTTGAGATGTCACGTGTAGCTAATTCATCAACTAAAAACAAAGTTGGTTATCACAATTCCGTTCTTTCAAAATTATACAAAAACTAATTTAATAAAGAAATTCAAAATGAGAAAAAAACAAAACTTTGAGTTGCCAACTATAACCAACTCATCTTACGCAGGAGAAGCAGCAGCAGATTTTATTGCAGCAGCTTTGTTAAGTGCAAAAACACTTGACCAAAACTTAATTACTTTGCATCCAAATGTAAAATTTCGTGAAGTAATTCAGAAATTAGACGTTGATGGTATCGTACAAGATGCATCATGTGATTTCATATCATCTGGTTCAGTAGCAATTACTGAAAGAGAATTAACTCCAAAAGAATTACAAGTAAACTTAAATTTATGTAAGAAAACTTTCGTAGATTCTTGGGAAGCTTTATCTTTAGGATATTCTGCATTTGATGAGATTCCAAGAAACTTCACAGATTACTTAGTATCTTACGTAGGTGGTAAAGTTGCAGAGAAAACTGAAACAGATATCTGGCAAGGTAGTTCTGCTGTAAACGGACAATTCCAAGGATTCGAAGGTGCATTATCTGCATCAGCAGATGTAGTTAAAGCAACTACTTCTGGTTCAGTTGATTCAACAAATGTAATCACTGCATTAAACGATGTTTACTTATCTATTCCTGATACAGTATACGGAAAAGAAGATTTAGTAATCTACGCAGGAACACAAGTAGTTAAGGCTTACCAACAAGCATTATCTGGTGTAACTAACGTAGGTTCATTCAACAACCAATTGAACGTAGGTGAGAAACCATCTAACTTCCAAGGTGTTGAAATCGTTCTTTGTCCAGGTATGAGTGCTGGTACAATCATTGCAGCACAGAAATCTAACCTACACTTCGGTACTGGCTTGATGTCAGATTTCAACGAAGTACGTGTTTTAGACATGGCTCAACTGGACGGTTCACAAAACTTCAGAATAATCATGCGCTACACTGCTGATACTGAATTTGGTGTTGGACAAGATATCGTGTACCGAATTGGTGCATAAGTAAAAACAAACATGAGGGTGGATTAACCTCCACCCTTTTTTAACTAATTAAACAGAGGATACTATTATGGCATGTGATTTAACAGCAGGTAGACAGGAAGTTTGCAAAGAATCAGTAGGGGGGTTACAAGGAGTTTACTTCTTAAACTACTCAACAGGTTCATTTGATAAAAATGCTGACGGGGAAATCAACGATTTAACCGGTTATACCGCATATTACTATGAATTAAAAGGTACTTCTGCATATACAGAAACTGTAAACTCATCTCGTGAAAACGGAACTACTTTCTTCTCTCAAGAATTAACTTTGAACTTGAAGAAATTAACCAACGAAATGACAACTCAGTTGAAACTTTTGGCATACGGAAGACCACAAATCATTTTATGGACACAAGCAGGTGATGCATTACTTGCAGGAGAAATGAATGGTTGTGATTTAACCGCAGGAACTATTTCCACAGGTGGAGCATTAGGAGACCTTTACGGGTATTCTATTACTATGACCGGTGAGGAATCTTTACCAGCAGCATTCTTAAATGGAGCTACTAAGGCAGACCCATTTGGAGGATTAGTTGGTGAACCAACAGTTGTATATTCATAAGAATTTACCACCCTTTCATATATTGGATAAACCCTCACAGAAATGTGGGGGTTTTTCTTTTACTACTAACTAATACGAGATTGTTATATGTTAAATACGAGATAAAGACAAGTATATGCTAACCTATTACATATCACAATCAAACGGATTTACTGTAAGAACTGAAGATACAGGTTCTTCTAATCTTACTTTGACCTTAGAAAATCTATTTACACACAAAATTACATCTTATGTTTTGAGTGGAAGTGATGGTTCTTATGAGTTTACTCCTTATGAGAATATCTTATCCTTTACTGCATCATTAGAAGGTGGTGTAAGTGTAGGAGAACAATTCCGTGCAGTTATTACTGATACAACCTCATCTATTTGGAGAGGTTCTATTGAGGTATTTGCATCTCAATCAGTAGATAAATCAGAATATAAAACACAGAGGGATTGGTCAATATCTCACGAATCAGATAACGAATATATAGTATTATGAAAAAACAACAAAACTTTTCTGTAATCAATTTTTCAAGGGAGGATGTTCCGATTGTAGTTGAAGATACAAAGACAAGACAACAATGGGTACCTGTTGGTGTTAATGATACAGATGATTTCTTTAACTTACTTACAGAAGCATACAACACCTCTACAACCAATGCAGCGTGTGTAGATGGGATTGCTGATTTAATCTATGGTAAAGGTATCAGTACTGATGATAAAACGTTTGAGGTTGAGTTAATGAAGATTATTCCTGCTGAGGAATTACGTAGAGTATCATTTGATATGAAACTATATGGTAATGCTGCATTTCAAATACTTTGGAATAAAGAACATACTACTATAAAAAGAATGTATCACGTACCTGTTCAAACTCTTCGAGCAGAGAAGTTAATGACCTCAACTAAAGTTCTTAACTATCTGTATTGTACTGATTGGGATGATACAAGAAAACAAAGAGAAAAGATTACCATTCCTGCATTCGGTACATCTCAAGAAGAGATGGAGATTCTTTATATAAAAGAATACGAACCTAATAGATTCTATTACTCATTACCTGATTGGATATCTGCATTACAATTCTCTTTCTCAGAAGCAGAGTTAAGTAACTTACACCTCAACAATATTGAGAATGGTTTCTTACCAGTTGCAATGGTGAACTTTAACAATGGAGTTCCTGCACCGGAAGAAAGACAGACAATAGAAAATCTATTAGAAACCAAGTTTAGTGGAACTCGTAACGCAGGTAGGTTCATGGTATCATTTAACGATGACCCATTAACTAAACCAACCGTAGATGTTATCCCAATGGAAAACCTCCATGAGAAATACACTTACGTTGCTGAGTATGCACAAGATAGAATCTTGGTTGCACACCGAATCGTTTCTCCTTTATTGTTTGGTATCAGAACTGCATCAAATGGATTCTCTTCTCAGGCAGAAGAAATGAAAACAGCATATTCTATTATGATGACAATGACAATCCAACCATTCCAATCTATTCTATTAGATGCAATCAATAAAGCATTCATTGAAGGTGGTATTGGTAAAAAGGATTTATACTTTGAACAACTTACTCCATTAGTTATCTTGAGTGATACTGCAGATGATACTGATTCAACTATTAGTGAAGTAGAAGATGATGTTAACGAATCAATGGAAAACGATAACACAACTGATGAAAACCTTTCTCAAGAATTCTCTAAAGAAACTAAACATATCAGATTCTCTGATTTTGGGTTTGATAAAGAATTTGATACAGAATATATAAAAGATTAATTATGGCATTTGGATTATTAATAACACGAAACGATATTATCAAGAACACTCCATTAGGAGGAGCAATTGATGCGGATGCACTCTTACCTTTCGTTAGAACGGCACAAGAGAAATACATCTTAAACTTAATTGGAACAGTTCTATATAACAAACTTCAAGATGATATAGAATCACAGACACCTTTTACAGGTATCTATGTTGATTTAGTAAATGATTATATCAAACCAACTTTGATTTGGTATTCTTGTGTTGAGTATATTCCATTCTCAGCTATAACGTTTAAATCTAACGGAGCAGTTAAACAGATATCAGAACAATCAGTTCAACCTGGTAAGAACGAAATAGATTATCTATTAGGTAAAGCATTAAACAATGCAGATTACTACGCAACGAGATTACAAGATTACTTAGTTGCTTATTCATCACAGATTCCTGAGTATTTAGCATCGGTAGGAAATGCTACACAGATATATCCTGACCAAACTAACCAATACTTCGGAGGTATAGAATTATAAGATATGGCA